ATGTGATACGTTGAGTAGGAGGCTCGTCATTTTGCTCAATAACTCCGTAATGAGAAAGAGGTTGGTCAGGATCTGACTCAGAGAAAAACTGATAAGTTGAATTTTTTAAGTGCGAATAAGAATAACTTGGGAGATAACTAAGAGGAACTACCTTTGTACTCGCGCTGTCTATAGTAAATGTCTCGGTTGGATAGTCTGCAGCTTCTACAGCCGCAAGCCATGCGGTGCCGGCAGCCCCGCTCTTTGGTTTTATATAAATCTTCTTTTCAACCGCGGGGCTATTTGTGGCTCCAAGATCAAGTGTGATAAGATCGGCACCAGATGAAGGCCGAGTTAAGATTACTCCCATTCGTGTAAAGTCTTTGCGAACAAACTTAGCGTCGGTTGTACTAAAATTCTCCTCGTCGTCTAATACAAGAATTTCCACAAAGTCCGCATCAGTTTCTGAAAGCGGGAGTGTTGAATAATGGAAATCCGTAGTGGCATCTTCAATAAGTGTACCTCCTAGAAACATATAAGGATCATAGTCAGTTTCAATGTATTCATTAAACTCTGTGAGACTCATTGGCCAACCAATTTTACCTTCTTTTAAGCTATCATTTAACAAAAAGAAAGTCCAATGATATTTTGGATCGCCATACAGCAAATTTGATACAATCTCTGGGCGATCGGTGTCTTGTATTTGATATTTTGTATATGTAACAACATCATCGGTGTTAATCGCAACAACCTGCTTTAAAAAGTTGGTCACCAGCGCGTTGCTGTTATTTCCGGTAAAATCATAAAACGTTTTACCAAAAGTATCGAAAAAATCTATAGCCATGGGTTGTTTATTTGTAAAATTTATTTATCGGCTTTCTTCCAGTTTTTTAATATCGTCCAAAGTAAGGGTGCGATCTTCTTTAAAGGTAAGTTGAATATCCGTTTTAACTGGCCGGCCATCAGTGTGAAACGAATTATTGCCGTTATATGTTGTTGAAAACGATTCTAAATAACACTCTGCAAGCGCTGGAAAACTAGTAAGCCTTCCTGCAGATCCTGAAACTCCTTCTTTAAATTCTATTTCCCACTTAGGAGGATACAATAATACTGATCCAGCGTTTGCTGGCGCTGGATAAATTGCTTCGCGAAAGGCAACAATCATATTGTGTATATCCTGGCCTTCATTTGGTGTTGAAGGAATAAGCTCGTAGCTAAAACTAAATCCTCGCGTAGATCCAGAAGTATATTCGGTAGTAACATTTTTATTAAACGTCGCGCCAATCGCCATTGCAACGCCTTTACCTATTCCTTCGCTATCCTGCATCTTTGCGCCTAAAGCTAAAGCTCCAGCACCGGCGAGGTTTTTTCCAAGAGCCCTAAGGTTTCCCTTTTGATTATCTCCTGAAAAGATGCCTGTAATCCCATCAATGCCTTTATTACTAATATCCTCAAGTTGCGATCCCAATGCCGCTCGTCCTTCGGATGAAGTGGCTGAACGGGTTAAATCCATTGCAAGTTTACCACCAAATCCCAACTCTGTATCGCCATATTGCGCGCTGTCAGCAGTAGCAAAAGAACTTGGCGCTGGAAGAATAATGTCTCCTTTTTTATGCCCTTTGCCTCCAATGCAGAAAAACTTCACCACTGGACGAAGACCTTCTTCGGTGTTTAGCGATGACGGAAAAATAACTTTACTAAATGTACCTGCGGCACCTTGTTCTAGGCCGGTAAAGTTTGATGCTATCCCGGCGGCAGTGACTCCGGACTGGATCTTTTTTGTTGTCGCTTCCTTAAATGTTTCTCCCATATTACTATTTATAAATAATTCCGTAAGAATGAAATATTATAGTGGATCTTTTAAACCAAAAAATCGTGAGAAATACGCAGGAGATGTCTCCGCGATAAAGTATCGTAGCATGTGGGAACGACAAGTGTTTCGTTGGTGCGATGAAAACAGTTCTGTTGCCAAATGGAGCTCGGAAGAAATAGTCATACCTTATCGTTGCAGAACCGATGGCAAATCTCACCGATATTTCGTGGATTTATTTATAGAGTTCAAAGGTGGCAAAAGATACCTTATTGAAATCAAGCCCAAGAGTCAAACGGTTGAGCCTAAACCTCGTAGCCGTAAAACAAAAAAGTATATTACCGAGGTAATGACCTACGTCAAGAACCAAAGTAAGTGGGAAGCCGCCACTGAATACTGCGCAGACCGTGGTTGGACCTTTGAAGTTTGGCATGAAGATATAATAAAAGGTCTTGGAATAAAACTCCTTACGTGACGTTTTTCATATAAATAGATATGTATGGCGGAATGGACTTCATTCGAAAGCATTGTTAACAAAGCAGAAGCTAAAGGCATTTATGAGAAAAATGCAATGGCTTCTCTTGCCTGGTTCCGTCGCAACGCTAAAAGAATGTTTGGCGCAACTCCAGAAAAATTGGTAAGATCGGAGGAGCTTAAGTCTGTATCAAGGACTCTTTCAGGTGAGATGTATATGTATGGATATGATCCAAAACTTAAAGAAACGCTTCCTTATTACGATACATTTCCCCTTATTATCATGGTTGGTCCCGCAAAAGGAGGGTTTTATGGCATTAATTTACACTATTTAGATTTGCGTAGAAGGGCAAAACTATTTGATGGTTTAATGACAAGGCGCCTTAAAGAATCTCCTGATGGTGAGCTAGATAGGTTTTTAATTTCATATAGAAACCTTTCTAATGCAGGTGGAAATGTTAAATTTTTTGTTCCTTGCTGGAAACATTACTTAACTAAAAAGATAGGTACAAACATTGTTAATGTACCCTCAAAATATTGGGAATCAGCTTTATTTTTACCAACTGAAAGATTTCAGAAAAAACCAAAACAGCGTGTTTGGAGAGAATCCAAAAAAATTATTTCAAGACGATAATCAGTTATGGCAGATACAAAACCACATACAAAAGGATCTATTAGTAGTTTGAGAAGTATTATCTCAAATCGAGGAGTTGCTAAAACGAATCGTTTTGAAGTTGACTTGTCCGCTATAAGTAGTGTTATTGAAGTAAGCGGTACAGAAATTAGAGACTTAGAGGTATTAGTTACTACCGCATCGCTTCCTACTCGAACACTTACCACTTTTGACTACGGTCTTTATAGACAAGATACACCATTTGTATCGGGATATGTAAATAGCGGATTCTCTATTAACTTCACACTAACGCAAGACTATTTTGCAAGAACCATATTTGACAAATGGTTAAACAAAATAATGACAAAAAAGAATTATTTGGTGGCGTATCCAAATCAATATAAGTGTGACATTGGAGTAAGACAGCTTGCCAATAATGAAGAAGAAACTATAATTTACGAAGCCAAGCTAAAAAACTGTTTCCCAAAGGGAGTCTCTGAATTAAGTTTTGATGCTACTCAAACCGGTTTAGCAACACTTTCTGTTGACTTCTTGTATGATGATCTGGAGCTTCCAGAAGATAGCTGATATATAATACTATGAATCTACCAAAGATAGAAACACCAAAATATCAGTTAACCATTCCTTCAACAAAAAAGGAAGTTAGCTATCGCCCTTTCCTTGTTAAAGAAGAAAAGATTTTATTAATTGCTCAAGAAGCTGGAGAAGAAGCTGACTTGCTAATGGCAATGAAGGATGTTGTGACTTCGTGCACATCCGGCGAAGTTAATGTATCAGAATTGGCTTCTTTTGATTTGGAATATATCTTTCTTAAGTTAAGAGCCAAAAGCGTTGGTGAAGAAGCTGAGCTTGGTATCAAATGCGATGAGTGCGAAGAAGTTAATAAGGTTACAGTCAATCTTGATACCATTGAAGTGACAGAAGGAACACCTTTGCCAAAGAAAATTCAGTTAACAGATACTATCGGTATCGTACCTCAATATATTAAAGTTCATGATCTAATTAAGATCTCTGGGAAGAAGGACAAAGGTGATATTCTTACATCTTCTATCGCGTCGTCAATTGAAAACATTTACGACGAAAATAACGTATATCCTATTTCAGAGGCTTCTGATTCGGACATAAAAGAGTTTATTGAAAGTCTTAATAAAGAACAAATCGAAAAGATAGAAAAGGTAGTCACCGCAGCTCCAAAACTCCAAGAAACACTTTCTTTTAACTGTACAAAATGCGGAATAGAAAACGAACAAATTCTAACAGGTATTGAAAGTTTTTTCGTGTAAGCCTCTGCCATGAATCATTGATGAACCTATTCAAAACAAATTTTGCTTTGATGCAGCATCATAAGTATAGCTTAACCGAATTGGAAAATATGATACCATGGGAGAGGGAAATTTACGTAGCGCTTCTTATTGATTGGATAAAAGAAGAAGAAGAAAGACAAAAAGAATCATAAACATTGCTAACCACCACAATGAAAGAAGTAATTCAGAAACTAAACGAGCTGGCCGTTATTGAAAGAGAAGGTCAAAATGAGTCAAATACCAATTTTGCCGACTTGATGGTTGGATTTAAGATTGGATTAGACTCTATTCAAAAAGCCATTATTTCTACTTCAGCCGCTTCTGATGCTCAACGACTAAGTTTAGCTATGAGAGCTGAAAAGTTGGCTAAAGCTGAAGCGAGGCGGCGAGCACTTGCTGAAAAAGAAGCAAGACAAGAAGCTGATGATATGCGAAAGGCTCAACTCGCTGGTGGTGGAGAAGCTACAGGGATTGACTTAAGTTCATTCCTAGAAGAAGACGGAAAAGGATTTGTAGGTACAATCATTGCCTCGATCACAGGTTTAGTTGCCTCAATTGCAGCTGCTATGGGAGTAGCCGGATTGACTTTTAAGCAAGCCTTAAAACAAGTTCTTGGTAAACGACTAGATAAGCTTAAAGCTGCTATTCTAAAACCATTTACCACTATCAAAAATTTCTTTGGTAAAATCGGTAAATTCTTCAAGAATTTTGGAAGTAAACTCGGTAAATTATTTAAATCAGGTGGCTTGATATCAAAGGCTGGTGGTATATTTAAAAAAGTGTTTGGAGTAATTGGAAAACTTGGAGGTGTTCTTGGTAGATTATTTGCTCCTCTTGGTGTTATCTTGGGAGCCTTCGCAGGAATTTTTGATGCGGTAAAGGCCTTTCAAAACGAAGAAGGAGACTTGCTCGACAAGATAGTTGCAGGCATCAAGGGATTCTTTCAAGGATTTGTCGGATTTGCGATTGGCGGTCTTTTGGATCTGGGTAAAGACTTGCTTGCTTGGCTACTTGGTGTATTCGGTGTTCCTGAAGAGAAGCTAGAAGGTATGAAAAACTTTAGTGTTACTGACTTTCTTAAAGATCTTATAGGAAATATATTTGATGGCATTGACGCATTTTTCACAAGCCTGTTTGATGGAATGTTTGAAGGATTTAATAATACCGAAGGAAATATATTTCAAAAAATCCTAGGTGGAATAATGGGACTTATTACCGGCTGGGCTGATGGTCTTCTAGAAGGATATTCCAAAGTCATTGATGGTATTGCAAGCTTCTTTGGTAATGATGAGTTTAGCTTTAAGGACTGGATCACAGGATTAGCTACTGATATATGGAATGGGATTACTGGCTTTTTCAGGAACATCTTTGAAAAAGGTAAAGAAGCGGCCGGGGAATTTATTATGGCAAATATAGCTCTTGGCCAATGGATCGCAGGATACGCTAAGGATATATGGGGATCGATAACTGGCTTTTTCGCATCAATAATTGATACGGCCAAAGAAGGCATAGCCTCTATTGGAGAAGGAATGATAAATATTGGGGATACGATAAAAAGCTTTATCAGGGATATGTTACCTGACCCAGATGGAAAAGGATTCTTTGGTTTAGCAGGTAAGCTACTGCGTAAGACTGGAATTTATGACTTTGTTGACGCGGACACTCCAACAGAAGCTGATACACCAACTTTTGTTGATACAACAGCTATAATTCCACCCAAATCCTCAGTTGGAGAAGCTTTAACGCAAGTAGGTAGTATGACTGGAGGCGGTTCAGTAACTGTTGTGAATAACAACGGAGGTAATGTTACCAATACAACCACGTCAAATCAAACAAATAATACCTCCACGGCTTCACCTCCTGTATTGAGCGGTTCGGCTTTGGCCATGTAAACAAAAAAACCCCGTGGCTGAATTAACAACCACGGGGTTTCTCTTATCTCGAGGCGACCTACTGTTGAGCAAGCTGAGCGAAATACGACAAGGTATCGTCGTCATCGCTGCCTCCGCTTTCTTCAACCGGAGCAGGTTCCGGAGCTGCGGCCTCGGAGCCCAGTCCAGGGATTTCATCCTCAACCTTATCAAGTCCTGGGGCTGAAGGTTCGTTAACGGTCGTGTGATTACTCACTGATGCATCACCGTTAACCTCTTCCTCGCCAAGAACTTCGATAAGCTTACGCTTAAGATCTTCATACGACTTGTATGTCGAAGGATCTGTAAACGGAGAGAGTTCGTAAAGGCTCTCGTATGTATCACGAAGACGACCTTCATCACCTTCGTAAAGTGGAGAAACCGAATCGAACTCAGACTTATCATAGTTACGATAACCTTCGAAGTTACGAATCTTCAACTTGAAGTTTGCACCCTCCCAAAAGTCAAACGGATTAACCGCTTGCTCATCTTGGAACTGAGGCTGCATAACATCCATAATCTTGTCAAAGATTTTCTTACCATACTTGTAAAGGAAAGTCTTTCCTTCATTTTCAGGATTGCCTGGATCAGATACCACAAGGATATTTGAAACATGGTGAAGACGACGCTTGCGAGAGCGTGCCAAATCTTTATCAGATTCAACCCCACTGTTCCACAAACGGCTGTTAAGCTCGGAAACAGGATCGTCTTTACCAATACTTGTCAAGGAGTTCTCAATGTACCAGCGACCAGTTGGTCCCTGAAACCCGTGATCCCAATAACGGACCCACGGAAGATCATCTCCTTCTTTACCGGGAAGGAAGCGAATTACCGCGTATCCATTTCCACTTTTATCTACTGTAGGCTTCCAAAATCGGTCATCGCCGTAATTAGATTTACTGGCGTTTCCCCCGATTTTCTCGGCCGCTTGAACAAGCTTACCAATGGCAGCTTGACGATTTGCTTTTAGGTTATCGAATGACATATGTTGTATTGCGTTGTATTACGTTGTATTGCGTTGTATTGTAGCGCGAGTATATTATACCATATAATCGCTATTTTGTAAATACAGAAAGTACATTTTCTGTATATTTTTTCAGGTCTGCGGCATGAACCAAAAACGGAGCATACTTAGAGACCAGAAAGGAGGTACCCTTTGAAACGTCCAAAGGATCTTTTAATTCTTTATTAAGACGAGAGGTAAAGTTTAGCATGTTTTCAAATATGGCCAGTGTCTCGATGGACAATTTACCCTCAACATATAGTCTATATATCAAAGGAGACTCGGTAAGATCAGCAGGAATAAAGCATTGATCAAAGGCCAGCGATTCTTTTTCAGCTTCTTCTCCAAGTGTTCCCACGTCAGCTTTGAAGTTGTAATCAAGTGCTTGGATCTTTCCAGTCCACGTATTATACGCTCCTTCATTACACTCGCCAATCCATTTATTGCCAGCAAGAATGTTTGAGAGGGAGTAAAGAATTACGTCGTTTCTTTTTGGATAAGCCTTGGCCAGCTTCTCAAACTGATACCTATTCTTATGACCCATGAATGTTTCACGCTTGCACCTCGGACCTTTAAAGTTAAACTTAAAGGCATCGTAATCTCTTTCAGAATTGAAGTGAAGTGACATTGCGGTGAATGTACTCCATGCATCCATAGGAGTGCAGCTTTCGGTGCTAAGTGTAATCATAACAGGGTTGCCGTATTACTTTTCTTACCTTTAAGTACGTTGTTCTTTACGGCTTCAAGTTTGAGCTTTTCTTTTAAGGGACCATTAATAAAGGAAGTAATGTCCTCAGGATCAAACTGCCTTTCTTCACAAATGTGTATAATAGCTTCGACGTAACCCATCTCATCCCTACGGACAAGTGTTTCTACCTCACTGATAAACTCTTCTTTAGTTAGTGGAAGGTTTAGTGCTTCTTCAATTTCTTTCTTTTTCATGCTTTGTCAAATGCTTTTAACAATACCGTGTTGTTATTAATTCTGCCGTTAGCTTTTCGTGGCTTTGTCTTTAGCGTCTTTAAGAGATTGTCGATTTTCCTCACGGTTCCCGAAAGAATCAGCGGGAGTACATCCTCTGGTTTTCTCAAGGTCATCGTGATGCTTTTATCAGGATCAAACTCTTTGATACTTGTTCCCTTCACACTAAATCCACTAGGTGTACTTGAGTAATAGATGCTTAGTTGACGGTACTTGGTATTGAATACGTATACCCTTTGGCTAAAAGGAATGGAGATTGGATCAATACTTTGCAACGAATATGTATCATCCTCTTGGCAATACTTAAGACGAGCAACTTGCTTGTCTGCAGCCTTTGGTCGTTTCACGCGAGGCCGACGTGTACTCTTAACCTTAGAGTGAGTAGCAGCTCCGTCGATCATCTTTTCAAAGTTAGCAACAATTCGATTTAGTTGAGGCTTTCGCAAATAAGAATAACCTTCAACTGCATCTGGACAAGTACGATCCACCGCAGCCTTAAACTCAGCGTGATGAGTGGTTAACCAATCAACAACAAACTTAGCGCCTTTAGCGGGAATACCTGCGCTGCGTAACAACATGCTTACATCCATATAAGGCATTTTTGTTGGCGTATCACCTGATTCAACTTCTGCAACTTTATCAAGAAGTTCCTCGAGATGGACAATTACTTCGTTATTAACTTTGGCTTCCAATCTTTGAAGAGGAGTCTTAACAGCAGGTTTGGGTTTTGAGTCATCCTCTTCGCCTTGAGACTTTTTCTCTGCAGCTAAAAAGTGATAATCTTTAATCGCATCTTTTAGATGATCGTGAATAAACTTGGAAGCTGACGTGGATATTGAAGCGGAGGGATGACAGTCCGGCATTCCGCGTTGGAGCATTCGCACAAGTTTACCAACCGTACTTACAACGGCAGTTGGCGGTAAACCTTTAATTGCTGAAACGTCTGATTTGTCATACCCATTGGATTGCATCCAATCAATTACCCATGGTCGCATATCAGCAGAGTCAAGGTAGTAATTATAAAAGAGTAAAGCTTTACTTTTTCGATCGTTGTAATCTTCAATGCTGATACTTTCCGCATCAGTCCAAGAAGGTTCTTTTCCGGTGAACTTAAAATCAACAGCGGCCACTTCGCCACGTCGGTCTAAGAATTTTTTTCGTTTGGTTGCCATAATGTATATTATATCACAGTTTAATAAGAATGTAAATAAAAAAATTAGTCTATTGATTTCCCTTCCCGCAAACGCGTAAGATAAGGAAACCGCGGAACTCCGTCAGGAGTGAGGTTAAAGAAAGTGCAAGTGCCATAAGAACCGATGCAGTTGTCCCGATTGACCAGCAGGTCCTTTAGAAAGTCGTGAGGTCCTTTGATATTGGAATGGAATGTTTCTCCGTTTTCAGTCTCGAGAATGGCATATCCAGCCATGCCCGCTTTATTACCCTTTCCTTCACAGATGTCAAGAATGAGGTACTCTTCGTCTTGAAAGTCTTTACGCTTTAGTAAACCACTGCTTCGTTTAAATTCATAAGGAATATCTTCACGAATCATTTGTCCTTCGTATCCGCGATCAACATAGTCCTTATAAGCGGAGTCAACAGAAGCTTCCGACTTATGAAAGTTTGTTTCTACGATTCTGATTGCGCTATCCATTAGGTTGAACTCTTTATAAACAGATTGCAGATCTTCTGTTCTTTGCGCAAACTTTTTACTTGAATCGGCAATATCGTACCAATGGAACTCTAGCTTTTCAGCGGATTCTTCGAGATCTTCTTCGGTAGGTTTAGTCTTTTTAGCAAGCGAAGAAATCTTGTTAAAGTCTTCCTTATACTCGTGGTTATAAAGTTCACCGTCAAGTACAAGGTCGGGAAAGGCCTTAAACACGGGCTCAAGAGAGTTTAAGATGTGGGGAATGGTTACCCATGGCTTTCCATTCCGACTCTTGGCACCATCCTTGGTGATAACAGCCCGCATTCCGTCAAGCTTTGGTTGAGAGAAAACGGGATACTCGATCTTGTCCTTACGATCTTCCCACTTCTTTGCAAGAGTAGGAGAGATAAATTTAACCGAAGTATCAACCGCTGTCTTATCCGTAGTATAGCCCGCATCAAGTTTTTTCTGGAACTTGGCCATGGCTTCAAACTCAGCCTGCTGTGCGACATTACGTTCATTGGCTCGGCCAACGTTTGTGGCTTTAACGCCATACCACTTAGAGGTTGTTATCTTCCCGCCAACTTGCCCCGAGTGGGTTCGGTATGCGGTATCACCGTATTCAATTGTCCATTCTCTAAGTGCACCGGTGGATGCCCTAGAAAAGAGGGTTAGTAGTTTTGCCATAATATAAATTAGTCGCGGCACCGACGCTTGCTTTGTTCTTTCTTTTTGTCCTTGAACTTTTTGGTAGGTGGTGCCATTGGGTGGCGGACAAGATTGCGAAGACCAAGAGTTGATTTGTCCAGCTTCTTCTTTTTCTTTTTCCGCCTCATAAGATTGTTATTCTTTAACGTGTTTAGATTCTTTTCACTACCTTCACATATTCATCGTGCCAAAACTTGCTTGAATCTCTCAAGCTGCAATTAGATTCTCTCACATATTCAAGGGTAGCTACTATAATCTCTTTTCTACGTGAGTCAACTATAGGTTGAGTCAGTTCAAAATCGTCAAGTATTTCAATAATTGAATCTATATAAGGGCACGTGTTGGGTGGTATGCCCGGGGCCCTTTCCTTAGCAGATTGTAGTCGTGTCTTACTCATCAAAATATACTAAAGTTCCATTGCGAGCTTCGCGAATTAATTCAGCGATTGTGTCGCGGGTGTTTTGGAGCGCGTCCAACCCAATGGATTCTAAATATCTTAGCCAGTGTTTATCGGAAACTTCCTGAGCGTGATGTAGTACAGCAACCTGAGACCAAGTTTTTGCCTCGAGGATTTGCTCATAATATAGGTGCTCTTTTGCGAAGATTTTCGGGGCGAGCTCTTTAATTTTCATAATATAATTTGCAGTAG